TGTATGTTAATGGTTCTACTACTGCATTAGGCGGTGGTGGCGCATCAGATATAGATGGGTTGACAGATGGCTATTTCTCGGGTGGTTCAGTCGGTTTAGGTGATGGTGCATTAGCTAGCGATGATGGCACAAGTAATAATAATACAGCTGTAGGTCAAAGTGCTTTATACGCTAACACATCAGGCTATAAAAACACGGCTACTGGTCATTTAGCTTTAAGGTTGAACACCACAGGTAACAGGAACACAGCTAGTGGTTATAAAGCTTTATACGCTAACACCACCGGCAATTTTAACACAGCTACTGGTTTTGAAGCTTTACTGACTAACACCACAGCTAACTATAACACAGCTACCGGTTATAGTGCTTTATACGCTAACACCATAGGTTATGGGAACGTAGCCACAGGCACATTCGCTTTAACTAATAACACCACAGGTAACAGGAACACAGCTACTGGTTATCAAGCTTTATACGCTAACACCGTAGGTACTAAGAACACAGCTAGTGGTTCTTATGCTTTAAATCTTAACACAGGTAGTGATAACACAGCTAGTGGTTATGGTGCTTTAAGGTATAACACCACAGGTAGTAAAAACACAGCGGTAGGTCAAAGTGCTTTAATAGAGAACTCCACAGGTACCAATAACAGTGCCATCGGTATGAATTCTTTAAAGCTTAATACCACAGGTGCTAATAACACAGCTAGTGGTGCTTATGCTTTAACCAGTAACACCACAGCTGCGGATAACACAGCTACTGGTTACAAATCTTTACACGGAAATACTACAGGCAATAGGAACACTTCTTTTGGTGTCCAAAGTATGATGAGTAACACTTCTGGTTACTATAGTACGGCAGTTGGTTATTCAGCTAGTCATAGGGCAACTACTGGTGCTCACAATGTATCAGTTGGTAATACAGCTCTCTATAAGACTACTACTGCTGGTTACAATACAGCAGTAGGCTCGGGGGCTTTGTTTGAAAGTAATAGTGGAAATAATATAGGTATAGGCTACAATGCGGGCTTGCTTATCACAACTGGTTCTAACAACACTGTTATAGGAACTCTTGGGGGTTCCACAACTATGTCTAGCACCGTTCTTATTGGTGCAGGTACTACCGAACGTTTAAAGATTGATAGTACTGGATTGTATGTTAATGGTTCTACTACTGCATTAGGCGGTGGTGGCGCATCGGATATTAATGGTTTGACTGATGGTACAACATCAGGTACAGGTAATACTGGATTAGGTACTAATGCTTTAGCTGCAGTCACTGGTGCTAGAAACACCGCTGTGGGTTATGGTGCTATGGATGTTAGTACAGGTGGTGCTAGTAATGCAGCCTTCGGTTATCAAGCCTTAAAATCTAACACTACTGGTCATCGGAACACCGCAAGTGGTTATCAGGCTCTATTTGGCAACACAACTGGAACGAATAACGCAGCATCGGGGTGGCGGTCTTTACAGAACAACACTGATGGATATGATAACACAGCCAGTGGCCATTACTCTTTGAGGTCTAATACTTCTGGACGATATGTGGCAGCTTTCGGATCTAGCAGTCTTCAGGCTAACACAACAGGTGAATTTAACTCAGCATACGGTGCATCTAGTTTAAGGAATCTAACTACAGGCTCCTACAACTTGGGTTTGGGTCGTAATGCTGGTTACTCAGTCACCACAGGATCTAGTAATACAATTATAGGCGGCTTATTCGGCACTGCTGCGATGGCATCCACTGTCTTAATTGGTGCAGGAACTACAGAACGATTGAAGATCGACAGCACTGGTCTATATGTCAACGGATCTGCCACAGCATTAGGTGGTGGTGCTGCATCTCCATTAGTTAAAACGGCCAACTACACAGCTTCGTCTGGTGATATCGTTGTTGCTGGAGCAGGAAGTATCACTATCACTTTACCTAGTTCACCAAGTGTTGGTGACAGCGTAATAATTAAAGATGGTACAGGTGCTGCATCTACAACATCATTCACAGTTAATGGCGGTGGTGCTAATATTGCGTCAGCAGCCACTGCACTAACTTTTAACTTAGACTGGAATGAGATAAGAATGGTTTATATAAATACAACAATAGGATGGAGCGTATAAAATGTCTAGTTTAAGTAATTTAATCAGTGCTGGTGTTGATTTGTCATCAGTTGCCACAGCACCCAGCAGCCCATCCACTGGCGATCAGTGGTACGACACAGCAAACGGTGTGCTTTATGTACGTGTTACTGATGGAACAGACGCCGCATGGTTGGATATATCATCTGCTAATGGTACGGCGGCAGCGGCAGCGGCTGGAGGTGGTGGAGCTTGGGAAGTGATTTCAAGCACCACTGTTAGTAGTTCAGTCACTAGCATGTCTATGACGCTATCAGGGTATGACGATTACATTATTTCGTTCACAAATGTTGAGGGGAACCAGAGTTCTTACGATCTTAGTCGCTTATATTTTTCAACTGATAATGGTGCAACCTTTTCATCTAATATCCGCTATGTCTACAAGCGCAATTATTCCATGAATACAAATACCCATGTGGCAAGTAGTCTCTCGGCAGGTTATGTACTGATGGGGGAGCACTATGCAAGTGGTGTTACCACTGGCTTTATCACACTCCGAAATACTGCGGCAATGAACCCTAAAACCGGTACGTTTAATAATGTAAGTTCAAGCTCTACCACAGATTATTGGTTTCAAGGTGCATTCGTTATACAAGAGTCATCTGTAATAGATGTAGTTAAGTTCGCTTTAGAAGGAAATAATAATGCCTCAATTACAGGCGGCACTTTCACCCTCTACGGCATTAAGAACTCATAGGAGAAACACATGGCAGCATACGATTACACAAGCGGTGGTTTCCCAGCAAGCCCAGCCGCAGACGACACGTTAGCAATGAAAGGCACGACTTACAAATACAATGGGTCAGCGTGGGAAGTGCAGACGGGCGGCACAACGAGTTACACCTACACAGCAACCAGCGGTCAGACAGCATTCACAGGGGCTGATACGGGCAGTAAGACACTAGCCTACACAGCAGCAAGCCTGCATGTATTTCTTAACGGAGTGCTATTAGACGCGGCTGATTACACGGCAACCGATGGCACAACCGTTACGCTAGGCACAGGGGCATCAACAGGCGACACGTTACAGGTTGTGGCTTATGGTGTGCTTGTGAGTGCTGGTGGTGGCGGTGGTGGAGCTTGGGAGGTTATTTCAAGTACAACAGTTACTAGCACTGTTACATCAGTCGAAATGTCGCTGTCGGGGTATGATGATTACGTTATTTCGTATAACGACATTGAGGGAAATCAGACTTCTTACGATTTTATACGATTCTATTTTTCAACGGATGGCGGCTCTACTTTCTCGTCTAATATAACCTACACCCAGTTAAAGAATTTAAGCTGGACAACTACGACATATGCGTCAAACGCGTCAAGCGCAAGCTATCTAGGAATTGGTGATCTTAACGTCAATCAAGGCTCAAGTGCGGGTTTGTTGAGGTTGAGTAATAAAGCATCAGTGAATCCTAAACACGGCACATACAACTCTACCGTTACTGACCAGTATGGCCTTTATCATATTCGTGGGGGTTATACAGTAGCTGAGTCCTCGGTGATAGATACCGTTAAATTCATGCTAACAGGGAATAATAACGGGTCAATTACAGGCGGCACATTCACCCTTTACGGCATCAAGAACTCATAGGAGAAAACAATGAGCAAATCAAGAGACTTAGCAGCACTCCTAGATACCAGCGGTGACGTTGTTGCAGGAGCTTTGGATAACGCTGGAGGCGGTGGTGGTGGTGCTTGGGAGGTTGTGTCACATCAAGTGGTGTCGTCATCTACTGCAAGCGTTTCATTTACAGGACTCGGCAACAGTTACACTGCATATAAATTGATTGGCACAAACGTAGATTGCACCGTTAATGGCAGTGGACCCGCACTGCGTTTTAGTCAAGATAATGGCTCAACATTCGATAGCGGAAACAACTATTCATTTAACGCTATGCGGTTTAATGAGGCTTCGACCAGCATTGGCAGTTGGAGTGGCAGTTCAACAAATTATATCCCCCTTAATAGTACGGCCAGACCCTACGCCGTAGCCGAATTTGAACTAACACTGGGCCATATTAATGATGGAAAAGCTAATAAAAATATGCGTATTTATACAAGCGAAAACCAAAGCAACCAAGGGCAATCTTCGATAATGCTTTGCACAGCCCGTTTCGCTGGTACAAATTTAGCGACAGACCCAATTGATGCGTTGCAAATTTTGGGTAGGAATGGAAACACGATTTCAAAGGGTAATTTCACTCTTTACGGCATTAAAACTTCTTAATTATTAAACAAGGAATAAGCAAATGAGCACAAACGTATTTAAACTAGTAAATGGTGAGCGCATCGAGCTAACCACAGCAGAAAACAACCAACGTCTAGCAGACGGTGCAGCAGCACAAGCCGAGCTTGAAGCAAGGGCGTGGCTTGATGGTCGTCTAAGCGAGTACCCTGCAATAGCAGAGCAGCTTGATAACATTTACCATAATGGCATTGTCGCGTGGGCAGCGGATATTAAGGTTATTAAAGATAAATACCCAAAACCTAGTTAAGGAGATATAATGGTATCCCACAGAGACTTACAGAATGTAGTTGAGCAGATTAATCAGAGCTATGCTACCTTATTACAGAAGGTGGAAGTATTGGAGGCTCAAGTATTGAGTTTATCAGCACCTACCACAAAAACAACCAAAAGTAAAGAAAAATCTTGACTTTTATGTGAAATTATGTTATAATAGGTAGTATATATGACAGACAATGAATTAGAACTGTACTTCAGGAACATGAACGAACTATTCCGTACTAAAGGATGGTTATCATTACTTGAAGAGATGCGGCTCAATATCCCTCTCATTAACTCCGTAGAGAAGACCAAAGACGAGGCTGACCTAAACTTCCGTAAGGGTCAGTTGAACATCATAGGTACTTTACTTAATCTAGAAGAGACTACACGTATTGGACAAGAGGCCTCACAAGAGACCCCTGAGGACGATTACGTACATGTTTAAGTTCTATGATTATAAATGTGACCTAGGGCACGTTAATGAACACATGGTCAAGGGTTCCCCAGATACACAGGTGTGTAAAACCTGCGGGGCTCATGCGACCAGACAACTTTCCTCTCCTCGTTCTTCTTTAGACCCACACTCTGGCGACTTTGCTGGGGCAACAATAAAGTGGGCTAAGGATCATGAACGTAAGAGAGCAAAAGCAGAGAAGGCTAACCGATGACTCGGAGCCTTTATTTTAGTTTCACCTCCATAATACCAAGGTACGGAGTTTAGTATGGCAGCAGTTATCCTCGATGAGGACTTTAACAAAGATGAGCGTTTTGATAGCTTAGATGATATAACTCAGGACTCAGCAACCAAACAGGAACCTCCGCAAGAGGACACCCCTGAGGCTACAGCAGAGACCACTGAGGATACAATCCCAGATAAGTACAGCGGTAAATCACTTGAAGATGTAGTTCGGATGCACCAAGAGGCTGAGAAGCTCCTAGGTCGTCAAAGCTCAGAAGTAGGTGACTTACGTAAAGTAGTCGATAGCTATATCAACACACAACTCAATGATCAGGAACCCGTAACGGCAACTGACGACACAGATGAAGAAGTAGATTTCTATTCTGATCCTGAAAAGGCTATCAGTCGAGCAATTGAGAAACACCCTAAAGTACTGGAAGCAGAGCAAACATCACGCGCTTATCGTAAGCAAACTTCGATGGCCGCTTTACAGAAGGATCACCCAGAGATACCACAGATCGTTGCAGATCCTAAGTTCGCTGAGTGGATTCAAGCCTCTAAGATTAGGACTCGTTTGTTTGTACAGGCAGACCAACACTTTGACATGGAAGCGGCTGACGAACTCTTTTCTAACTGGAAAGAACGTACAGGTGCTATCAATCAAACACTTCAGGCTGAGAAAGAGGGAAGACAGAAGGCTGTCAAGGAAGGGTCAACAGGTTACACTCGTGGTAATCCAGACTCTAGTTCTTCCAAAAAAATCTACAGACGAGCTGATATTATTAAACTTATGAAAACAGACCCAGAGCGTTACCTTGCTCTATCAGACGATATTCAATTAGCATACGCTGAGAAACGGGTCAAATAACCTTACATTATAGAGAGAATTAAAAATGGCTACTTCAGTATATCCCGCACAAGGCGGTGCCGTAGACAACACTAGCGCAGCATCATTCATCCCCGAAATTTGGTCCGATGAAGTTATTGCAGCTTATGAGAAATCTTTAGTCTTAGCTCCTTTGACTAAGAAGATTGCAATGCAAGGCAAGAAGGGTGATACTATTCACATCCCTAAGCCTACTCGTGGTGTAGCTTCTGCTAAAGCAGAGAACACCGCAGTAACTATCCAGAATGCTGTTGAGTCAGAAGTTCTAGTAACTATTGACAAGCACTTTGAATATTCACGTTTGATTGAGGATATCACCAACGTACAAGCCTTGGCTTCCCTTCGTCAGTTCTACACTGGTGATGCTGGTTACGCCCTTGGTAAGCAGGTTGATGATGACCTATTCACACTAGGTAAGAAGTTTGGTGACGGTAATGGCACCTCTTGGGCTACCTCAGCAGCTTTCTACAATGATGCATCTAGCGGTACTACTGCTTATGCTGCTGACACTGTAGCCGCTGGTGATGCCTTCTCCGATGCTTTCCTACGTGACATGATCCAGAAGATGGATGACAGTGACGCACCTATGGACGGTCGTTCTCTAGTAATCCCACCTAGTCTACGTAACGCCATCATGGGTATTGATCGTTATGTGTCTTCTGACTTCGTAAATGGCCAAGGTGTTGTTAATGGCAAGATTGGTGAGTTGTATGGTGTGGATATTTATGTATCTACCAACTGCCCTACTCTAGAATCTGCTGCTGATAACTCTGCTGGCGGTGCTGTCCGAGGTGCTCTATTGTGCCATAAGGACACCATGGTACTTGCAGAGCAGCAAGGTGTACGTTCACAGACTCAGTACAAGCAAGAGTTCTTAGGTACATTGTACACTGCTGACCGTTTGTACGGTACTCAGGTACTACGTCCAGAGACAGGTTTTGTACTGGCTGTTAACGGTTAGTCATTACTGTAAACACAAGAGGAGTCGAAAGGCTCCTTTTTTTTCTTTCTAAACAGTGGTAATAACAAATGGCTATATTTCGCGGTACAGGAGGTTCAGGGGATTCAACTCAGGACTCCTCTCTAAACGAAGTAACACAACAAGCGGTCAACGCAGCTAGCAGTGCCTCGGCAGCCACCCTCGCAGCATCAACATCAACGACTAAAGCATCTGAGGCCGCAGCATCCGCAGCTACTGCTACGACTAAAGCAACTACTGCTACAACTCAAGCATCTACTGCAACTGCTAAAGCTGGTGAAGCAAGCATAAGTGCAGCCGCATCAGCCGCAGACTTACTGCTAACTAACGCTGATGTAGTATCCGCAGAGGCAGCTAAGGTATCAGCGCAAGCAGCCGAAGCAATAACACTATCAGCAGAAGCTGATGCTCAGACCTTTGCCAGTAATGCTGCTGCCTCTGGTGCTGCGGCTATCCAGTATGCCAACCTTGCAAACGCTCAAGCACTATCCGCCACAGCGTCTGCCAGCACAGCAACCACACAAGCGAGCAATGCGGCCAGTTCTGCAAGTTCTGCGAGTGGTTCAGCAAGTACAGCGACTACTCAGGCGAGTACAGCAACCACAAAGGCAAGTGAAGCCTCTGCAAGTGCCGCCGCCGCATTAGTCTCTAAGTTAGCAGCAGCCAGTTCAGCGAATGACATTAATGTTGCAGCCATAGACGCCTCAATCTCAGACACAGCCGTAGACGTTTTCATCTACGACACAAGCAAAGACAGTGACGGTGGAGCATGGCGTAAGCGTACACAAGCAACCTCTTGGTACAACGAGACACTAAACACTAGCACAAGGGGTTCACGTAAAGAGTTCCCCAGCGTTGCTGTGATTGTCGCTGAGGGTGGCAAGGTCAAGATATACGATGGTGATGACCCGTCAATGCCTATGTGGATGGTTTTTGAGGGTGGCGGTAGTAGCTTTAGCAATCACACGATGTTAGGCCAGAATAATAATGTTGAAGCCGTAGCAATCCGTAATGGTGTTATGGGTGCAGTAAAAAATGGCGGTCAAGCCTTAGTTTTGATAGATTTTCTTAAAGAAACCTCTGAAATTCTTAGGCAGTCAAATGATGATGGTATGAGAGGTTTTCATACAACCAAAGAATTAGCAAAACGCAATATACAATCTGGGGAGCATCACGGAACTTTACGCCAATTATGTAACAACAACGGCAACGACATAGCAATGACCGTCCTACCCAATGCCCCCATAGACTCTGCAACAGGCTTACCCATTCCAACGATTGCAGTTGCAACGGATGGTGGTGTGAGTGTGATTAAGGATGATGGGAGTGTGGTTGATATAACTAACACAAGTGGTGACGCATACGAAAAAACCAAACTCATATCTTTTACAGAAGATAATAGGTTGCGGTTTGTTATGGATTCAACGGCTTGGCGTTTCTATAGGACACATAATATACCCACAACCGATACGAGTATAAGCAACTGGTCTAACGTAGGGCATGGAATACAATTGAATAGTACAGGGGATTACTCTGGGTTTGCATACATCCCTAACTCCACTAGCGGCACCCAACAAGCAACTAAGGATGCTATAGGCACCAATAAAGGCGTAATTACCTTTATCGAAAACACAAGTAATTACGCAAACTCCTCAGTAGCCTACATCACCTCAGACTACTCAACAGGCTACATGGTAGGCGACATAAAACTAGCCGCACTCAGCGACACGGATGATACTGATGTGACTGGTAGTGAGCTATCTACTGTGAATTCGGGTACGCCAGATGCTAATGCTACGTGGGTGCTAAATAGTACAACACAGGCACAAATAACTGCATACACATCACTGTCTTATTTAAATGGAATGTCTTCTGGTATGGTTGCAGGGGAGCGTTACACAATTACTCTGGCAGTATCTAATTACTCCGGCTCTGGTCAGATGGGTTTTGCAACACAAGGCGGTATTAGTTCTAACGCCCGCTTATCCGCTAATGGCTCTATATCAGAAACTTTTGTTTACACTGGCACATCGCTCGGGTTGTTCACGACAGGCGGGCTAGGCACAATAGATATAACCATTCGCCTAGCCGACTCAGACCGCAGCGTCAACGGAAACGGCCTACAAGTACACGGAACAATCACCAAGAGTGCTGTAGCAACGGGTGCTGATCTTGTGGCGTACAGTGGGTTTACTAACAGTAACTATTTACAGCAGCCGTACAACGCTAATCTGGACTTTACAGGGGACTTTTCAGTTTCAGCTTGGATTAACTGGGATGGCTCTGCTAATTCTTTCATAGTAGAAAGGGGTACTACCTCAAGCAATAATTCAGGTCTAGGGGCGTCTTATAATTTTAGGATGAATAGTGACGGCACATTGTTTTTTAATCACACGCCTAATGGTTATAGCTCAAGTCAGTATCTATATGGGTCTACTGTTCCAACAAATACCCCAGTTCATGTTAGTGCCGTTAGGGATGGCTCAACCTTATCATTATATATAAATGGTAAGCTCGATAGCTCTTTAGCATTAACATCGGTATACGACCTGACTAACACCAACGCAATTTTAAACGTAGGTAATAACATAACAGCTAGTTCCAGCTATATGAGAGGCTCCCTAGCCCTCTTACGTATCTCAGCCACAGCCCCAAGCGCCTCACAGATAGCCAAAATCTACGAAGATGAAAAGGTGCTGTTCCAAGAGAACGCCAAAGCAACTCTCTACGGCACAAGTGACGCAGTGACCGCATTGGCTCACGATTCAGACACCAACTTACTCCACGTAGGCACAAGCTCAGGTCGCTCAGTGTTCCAAGGATTACGCAGAGTAGATAACACAACAACCGCAGTTGGTGCAGCTATTTCAGCGTCCAATGGCTTAGTGGTAGAGGATTAAATTATGACAGTTAATATAAGTAAACCAGCTCTAAACTTACGTGAGAAGTTGGCAGAGCTAGACAAGCCTAGTGGTATCGCTGGTGAAGCTGTACTAAGAGCTGACACTGTGCAGGAGCAGCGTGATCTGATTGGTGCTGGACGTAAGAACCTTATTATTAATGGTGCAATGCAGGTTAGTCAAAGGGGCGACTATACAAGTGCTACCACAGTAAACGGTAGTTATTATCAAGACAGGTGGTCATCATTCGTTACAGTTGTCACAGCAACAACACAAACAATAACAGCAAATCAGCCTAACGGACTCAATGGAACGTCTATCAAGTACACAGCCACAAGCGCAGCCACAGGCTATATAGGTGGTCGACAACTTTTAGAGGACTACGCTAACTTACATGGGCGGCAGGTCACTGCATCGGCATGGGTTAAAAGTAATATGACAGAAGCTGGACTGTACATATCTGATGGAACTAATGCGTTTTACTCGGGTAGGCATAGTGGCTCTGGGGCATGGGAAAAGCTGACTGTAACACTCACTGTTCCAACTGGGGGTAGTGCATTAGGTGTATATCCTATTACCTATGATGGCTCTAATACAGCCCATGCTATTGGCGACTACATTGAGTTCACTCAAGTACAACTAGAACTAGGCTCAGTAGCCACAGACTTCGAGCATCGGAGTTACGGTGAAGAGTTGGCGTTGTGTCAGAGGTACTTTTGGAGATGGGATCATGACTCAGGTATCAGTAATGGTGTTTATGCGTCAGCTCTTTACGATACAGGTAATCATAGGGACACGGTTACTTTTCCTGTAACCCTGAGAACTAGCCCCACGGTGACTTTCTTGAACGGAACAGGGAGTTGTATTGTTGATTATCGCTCTCCTTCCAATATTGGCTTTTATGGCACTTCCCCATTTAGGTGGGATGACACAACGGCTGGTTACATAGCAGCAGACGCGGAGCTATAACATGACTATTCAAACAGTAAAACTTCAAGAACACGGTTATCTCGTTAACGGCACTATGTCTGTACCTAACGACCCAGCTAACCGCCACTACCAACTAATCCTTGATTGGATTAACGATGGCAACCTACCCGAAGGTGCTGACATTATCGAACCTGATTATGTAGCACTACGCACTGGCCCAGAGGGTTACGCAGCGACAGGTGAGCAGTTAGGAATGATTGCAGATGGCACTCAAGCCGCACACGTAGCCGAAGTCAAAGCGAAGTTCCCTAAGACCATAACAGGTGGCGTGACCATTGGTGATGTTCCGCAGGAGCTACTAGCCGCAGCCGCAGATAAGTTATTCGCACAGCAACTAGCAGCCTATAAGCAAGCCACAGCTCGACTAGAGCAGTACGTGGTTGCCGATGGTCGCCCTGAGCTAACAGAAATGCAGCCTACGGGTGAGCAAGTCTGGAACGAGGAAACAATGGAGATGGATGACGTAATGCACGAAGTTGTTGTGCAGAGTGCCATTGAAGCCGTTGAGCCTACTGTTGAGCAGACTGTTTACTCTGACGACATTGACGCAGAGCCTACCGTTGAGACAGTCACTAATCCATTGATTGTGGAAGATGAAGCTGAACGAGCCGCAGCGCAAGGTGTGGTTGATGCTACGCCTAATGAAGTTAAGGGTGGCTAAATGTTAATCGAGCTAGCAGCAGCCAATGCGGCCTTTTCTATCATCAAGAAAACTCTCTGTAATGGTAAAGAGTTGCTTGATGCTGGTAAGGCTGTCACCGACTACTTCGGAGCTTCCAGTGCCATTAACAAAGAGGTTGCGTCTAAGGGTAAAACTAACGCACTAGAAGCTTACCAAGCTCAACAGCAGTTAATGCGGCAAGAAGAAGAACTAAAGCAAATGCTCAACAAACAATCCATGATGGGATACCACGACTTCTTACAGTTCAAAGCGCAGTTTGCTAGAGATCAGAAAGAAGCAGTTAAGGCTAGGGCACGTAAGAAGTACCAAAGGCAACAGGCTATGGAAGAAGCATTAACTCTAGGCATAAAAGTTATGGCTGGCTTATTGGTAACAATGGCGGCACTTTTTGGTGCAGCTATCTATCTGAGATGATTATGATGGAACAGAGGTTCGACAGGCTGGAAGCTAAGCTAGATAAGTTAGCAGATGCTATGGTTAAACTAGTGGAGATTGACACAAAGATTGATGGTCTTCTTAAACACAATAACACACAGGACAGTAGGCTCAATAAACATTCAGAGACTATTGATAATCACGCTGTTAAACTGGCTACAGTATCTAAAGCGGCTGGAGGCAACGAGTGGTTCATTCGTATTCTCATAGCTGCTTTGGTTACTGGTCTAGCATTTATGCTGAGGAGTTAATACGATGGGTATACTGAGTACAATATTCGGCAGTGGTGACGTAATCACTAAAGGTTTAGACTTGATTGATGACGCATATACCTCTGATGTAGAGATGCTTGAAGCTAAGACCAAAGCCAAGGCTGATTTAATGCTGGCTTATGCTCCATTCAAGATAGCCCAACGCTACCTAGCTTTGATGTTTGGTGGTACTTATATCAGCACTTATATAACTGTAATAGTCATGACCTTCTTAGGTAAAGATGTTACAGGCGTACAAGGTATACTGGCAGAGTTTCAAATAGATTGGATAATGTTATCAATTGTAATGTTCTACTTTGGTGGTGGTCTAGCAGATAGCGTAATGAAGAAAGGTAACAAATGAAAACATATAAAGAAATAGTTAATAATGTATTGATACGACTCAGGGAGCGTGAAGTTTCAACTGTCAATGAGAACAGTTACTCAAAGCTCATAGGTTTGTTCGTACATGATGCTAAAGAGATGGTTGAGAATGCTTGGAACTGGTCAGCCCTTCGGGAAACATTGACTGTGAACACACAAGCTGACGTATTCAACTACGTATTAACAGACTCAGGTAATCGTTCAGCAGTTCTTGATGTTGTCAATAACACCAGTAATACTTTCATGCAGTATAAAGACCCTAAGTGGTTTAATAACACTTTCTTGAATAATGATCCTATTGTAGGTAGTCCCAGTTACTACGTCTTCAATGGTTTCAACACCGCTGGTGATACACAAGTAGATATATACCCTATCCCTGATGGTGCTTATCAGTTATTCTTTAACGTTATTAAACGTAGCCATGACCTTGTGAATGATGATGATAACATCACTGTGCCTTACCTACCTATACAAGCCTTGGCCTACGCTATGGCTGTAGAGGAGCGCGGTGAAGACGGTGGTATGTCAGCAGCCTCAGCTAAGGTACTGGCCTCTAACTACCTCTCAGACGCTATTGCACTTGATGCTAACAAGCACCCTGAGGAACTTATCTGGGAGGCACCCTAAGGATGGCTAAACAACTACTGGCAGCTTCCATTGCTGCACCTGCATTCTTTGGTTTAAACACCCAAGAGTCTGGTGTAACGCTACAGGAGGGCTTTGCACTACACGCAGACAACTGTGTCATTGACAAGTATGGACGCTTAGGTGCTCGTAAGGGCTGGGTGACGCGTAGTGCTTCTAAGGACACTGTGGCAGACGCTAACGTAGGTGTTGACCTTAAAGGTATCGCTGATTTCAAAGATATAAATGGTGTAAATACCCGCCTATCGTGGAATGACACTACATTCTTCAAAGGGACTTTAGACTTAACCACAATCACGCCAACTACTTCAGATACAATCACCACAGGTAATTGGCAGGCAGCAACACTGAATGATCATCACTTCTTCTACCAAAGGGGTTATGAACCTTTAATCTACACTACTGAATCAGGCTCTTCAGAGTTTGAGTCCTACAGTAATCATTCTCACGCCACTGCTGGAATGCCTTCAGCTAATACAGTTCTAGCGGCCTATGGTCGCCTATGGGCTGCTGATACGGTAACCAATAAGACTACAGTATGGTTTACTGATGTACTTGACGGTGCTAAGTATCAAACAGGTACGTCAGGCTCTATTGACATCTCAAGTGTCCTTACTCAAGGCATGGACGAGATTGTAGCACTAGGTGCTCATAACGGTTACTTAATTATCTTCTGTAAGAACAACATTATCATCTATGGTGACAATGACAACTTCCAGTTAGGTATGTCCACTTCAAGCTTAACCTTAGTCGAGGTCATTGAGGGTGTCGGTTGTATTGCCAGAGACTCCGTACAGAACACTGGTGAGGATATCTTATTCCTAAGTAACACTGGTGTACGTTCATTGAACCGTACTGTACAAGAGAAGTCTCAGCCAATGCGTGATATCTCTAAGAACATTAGGGATGACATTATACAAGCTGTAACCTCTGAAGACCTATCATTGGTTAAGTCAGTCTACTCCCCTGTCAATGCGTTCTATCTACTGACGTTCCCAAGTACACAACAGACCTTCTGTTTTGATACTAGAACACCTTTACAGGACGGTTCATTCAGGGTAACCATTTGGCCCTCACTGACCCCCTCTGCTTTCCTATCCTCAGGTTCTGATCTATACTTTGCTCAACCCGATGGTATTGCAGAGTACTTTGGTTACCAAGATAATGGTCTTAAGTACGAGATGGCTTACTACAGCAACTACTTTGATCTTGAGATGCCTAACATTAACAAGATAGTGAAGAAGCTTGCAGCAACCACAGTGGGTGCCACAGGTCAAACCTTCACACTTAAGGTAGGTTATGAGTATAGTCCTATTTATTATTCTTATACCTTCACCTTAGAAACTGGTACTGTCTTTGAGTATGGAGTGGCTGAGTACGGTATAGCTGAGTACTCAGGCTCAGTACTTATCAATGATCAGAAAGCCTCTACTCAAGGAGCAGGAAACATTATACAAATAGGCTTCACCACTGAAATCAATGGTGCTCCTATGTCACTTCAGAAATTATCAATCTATGCCAAACAAGGTAAGGTACTCTAACAATGTCTAATTATATTAAAGCAACTAACTTTGCAGCCAAGGATACCTATACAACAGGTAACCCTCTCAAGACCGTAAGTGGTGTTGAGATTGATGATGAATTTACTAGTATTCAAACATCAGTTAACTCTAAGGCTGATACAAGCTCACCAGCCCTCACAGGAACCCCTACAGCGCCTACAGCGGCCTCAGGTACTAATACTACTCAAGTAGCCACTACGGCCTTTGTACAAGCAGCTAGCCCTGCTATGGGCATTGATACTGTGATCGTTGATGGTGCTTCTGGTGCTACAGGTAAGAATATCTATATTGATAATGATGCCCCTGCCTCAGAAGGTAACGATGGAGATGTATGGTTTGAATACTAAAGTCAAAGTCTCAGGGGCTTGGACAGATGCGAAGCCCCACGTAAAGGTAGGTGGATCTTGGACTAAAGTCAAGAAAGGCTACTCTAAAGTATCAGGCACATGGGAGAACACCTATGAATATGAGTCTGTATACACGTTCAGTTCAGGTACACATACAGACGTTGACTTGGATACAATTAGCTTAGACAAATATCATAATGTCAAGGTTGTTGTTCCTTCCGACGCTATATTGGTGGCAAGCTCCACTAGCGGTTATGCGTTGAAGACAGGAACCACTTATGTAAAGTTAACGATTGAAAACAATGGTAAGATATTAGGTCGGGGTGGTGACGGTGGTAACGCTGGTTATGGTTACTCTTATAACCAAATTGCTCAACCAACTGATGGTACGGACGGTGGTATAGCTATCCACGTTGAAACACCAGTAACCATTGACAATAATGGTACTATTAGTGGTGGTGGCGGAGGCGGCGGAGGTGGCGCTGGTGCTGTTCACGTTGGTACAGCATACAGTGGTGGCGGTGGAGGAGGCGGTGGTTATCCTCTAGGCTCTGGTGGTAACGGAGGCTCTACTACCTATAGTGGTACTAACGGTGCTGATGGCACTATATCCTCATTTGGTACTGGCGGTACTGGAGGCTTCGATGGAACAGTTGGTGGTGGCTCAGGCGGCTCTGGTGGTACTTACGGAGTATCTGGTGCTGATGGTTCACATATTGTAGGTGATCACGGTACAGACCCCCACGTACTAGAGTCGGAAGAAGGTACGGGCGGTGTTGCTGGTGCCGATTATTATAACCCAAGCTCATTCACAGTAACACAGATTTAACAGAGAGATTTTTATTATGCCAGAACCAGATATCTATTCCAACGTGACAGGCTCTAATGCAGAGTCACGACGTATTGCAGATCAGTTAGAACAACAAACAATGGAATTAGCGTATGCTCAGGCGGGTGAACAATACCCCATAACACAGAGCAGTACGGGCGCTTATTATCCAAAAGGCACCGCGCCTAATACCTCCACTCCTTCTATGTTGGATTACCTTAGCATGGCTACAGGCCCTATTGGTTATGGTGTAAAACAGGTAGGCAGTGACCTTTTTAATCAATCTAAATACGGGATGAACGAAGCCGCTGCCGGTAACTACGGTGCGTTGGTAGCAGACCCTGCTAACGCTGGTCTATCCCAAGCAGAACTAGTACAAATGGCTAGACAGCAATACAAGGACAGTGCTAACGTAGGGGGTGGTCTTACTACTTCCAACGGCTCACCTGTGACTACAGGCTCAGGAGGTGCTATAAGCACTGGAGGTGCCTCAGTACCTAGCGGCCCTGCTGATTCAGGTACTTTTAAACCTGTAACCTTTAGACCTGCTACAGATACTGAAGGTACAGGTACTGAAGGTACGTCTATAGGCTCTGACCTCATGGGTAGAGCTGAAGGTATGTTGGGTGAGCCTGATGAGTTTAATTATAACTTTGATCCTGCACAACGTTCTCAGGAACTCTTTGACCAACGTTTAGCTTTACTGCAGCCTGCTTTTGCTCAACAACGCGCTCAGTTACAAGAGGGTATGTTTGGCTCAGGTCGCCTAGGTCTACGTCTGGCAGGTGAAGGCGCTGGTGCTGGCTCAGGTATGGTACAACCAGATGTCTTTGGTCTTGGTCAGGCACAATCACAAGCTCTGGCAGACTTAGCTGCTCGGTCATCTACTGATGCCTTTGGTGAGTCTATGCAACGTGCTGGTTTAGACTTATCACAATGGGGAGCTAACCAAGGAGCACAACAGCAACTGTTTGGTAACCTTACAGGTCTTGAGGCTCTACGTCAGAACTATGAGTTGGCCTTACGTGGTGCAGACTTACAAGATAGGACATTTGAGCGTGGTGGTGAAACAGAGAGTCCTTGGTGGGACGCAGGTACTGGTCTAGCATCAGCGTTCTTAGGTACTGACGCAGGTAGTAATTGGTTATCACAAGGTTTTGGTAAGGGAGGTTGGTTCTCATAATGGCTACTCAACAAGCAGGATTATTTACTCAAGGGCCTTCAGTAGAAGACCTATTACAAAAACGTAACACAAGAGCTGCTAACTTACAACAGCAGCTTATGGCTCAGGCTGCTCAAGGCTCACGTACACCAGCTAAGGCTCGTGCATTCAGCTTACTTGGTTCTTCCCTTGGCAGGGCCTTAAGTGGTGCTGTGGGCGGTGGTCAGGATCAACAGTTGGCAGAAATTAGGGCTAAGGAAGCACAACGTCAAGACTTCGTAGGTCGCTATTCTAAAGCTCTTACAGGTACACCACAGGAGCAACTAGCCGAGGGACAGGCCATGATTAACGCTGGTTATCATGAGTATGGTGGTAAGTTAGTGATACAGGCTCGTGAAGGTCTTAAGGATGCGAAAGCTACCGAAGTAATGCTACAGCAGGAGCGGGAGGCGCAGTTACAGTTAAGTCTTGAACGAGAGGCTAATCTTGAGCTAGCAGATAGTATTCGTGAGAAGCATGGCGTCTTGGCCTCACAGGTAGAAGCTGGGCGGCCAGAGGCTATCACATTAGCATACAAACTATTAGCCCCTGAGAACGAAGCTAAGGTGGCAAAACAAGGTAATTACAGGTTAGCTGATGGTAGCTTGGTTGCAGGTTTTGTTCAAGGCTCTGCACGTTACGTTTACGGTGCAGATGGTACACCTAAACCTATGCCTACAGATGCCATATGGGTGGGTGAGGATAAAGGACTATCCACCGCCGAGAAGAAACTAGCCGCTTTTGCAGAAGGGAATCAGTCAATCACGGAGTTAATGGCTACACCTCCAGAGAAAGGGGGTATAACCCAGCAGGCAGGTGCTGTGATGTTAGATAACCTTAAATCTGCGTTAGGTATGACCACTGATCCAAACATTACTGAGACAGCAAAACAGGATAGTAAGAATATCTCTTCTTATCTCACGGACGCAAATAAAGACTCATTAAGTTCTGGTAAGCGCCTTGCGAGTTATCAGCAATCAATAGCTATGTTGGATGCAGGGCTCTATACAGGTACAGGTGCTGGTGCTCTACAGACTGTACGAAAACTACTGATTGCTACAGGATTAGCTCCTAAAGATGTTGAGGTTACTGCCGCTAACGTAGAAATGTTTAGGGCTAATATCATGGATGCTGTTTTAGCGCGTGTTGCTGAAACGAAAGGCTCCATAAGCCAGCAGGAGATGAAGGATTTTGCTAAAGCTAGTATTGGTCTAGATAAAACTGTAGCTGGTAACAAACTATTACTTGAAACTGCAATGGCAGCAGAGCAGTGGGTTAGGGATCGGGGTGCTTTTATTAACAAGAAATATGCCGCACTGCGTAAAGGCGGTAAAACACCTAAGCGTTTCGAGATGAGAGAGTTTGTAAAGGAATGGGAAGATAGTAATATGCTAATCCTACCGACAGCCGAACAGATGGCGGAGGCTAAAGGCGAAGGGGTTGTATCTCTAAGTGGTGGGGTCTTAACAGGTAAAGAAACCCCTCAAGAATTATTTGCCTTGGCAGACGCTTTAGACGATTAATAAAGGAGGTTATAATGACACAACAGTATACAAAAACCATACCTGAACTCAAAGCTATGATACTGAAAGCGCGTAATGCAGGTGATGAAGCCTTAGCCGCAGCTATCGCAAAGGTGGCTATCAAACAAGCTGCTGCAATGAAGCAAGCAGCTCTTGAAGAACAACAGTTAGCTACTGAGCGTGAAGCCTTTGTTGAACATACACCCTCAATGACACCTTTTGAAGACATTAAGCAAGGTCTTTATGAAGGTGTCCAAGGTGCTGTTGATACAGCTACAAGCACTATACAGGGTATTGAAGGAGGGCTTCAAGCAGTGCCTCCACAATCTCGCGTACCTCTCATGGCTGGGGCAATGATAAGCCCTTATGTAGAGGATGACGGAACTACTGAACCTCGGTCACGAGAAGAAGCTTTATTGTTTCAAGCTGGTGAAGGCGTAGCCCCTGCTGTGGGTGGTGTTATCGTAGAAGGCGTTAATGCTGCTCTAGAGGTATTAGGTAATGTTACACCTGATGTTATAGAGAAACCGACAGTTGAAGCTATTAAAGGCGTTGTCTTTGACGTTAGTGAATCTGAGGCATGGGAAGGTTTTACTGGAGCAATGAGTAAAAGCTGGGAGGCAGCTAAGGAGTTTCTTGATCTGAGTCCACGCCAAGCCCGTCAGTTATCTTCCATAGTGAATGTAGCAGCTTTCAAAGGCAAGAAACCACAAGCTGCTCAAGTAGCTCTTAAGGGTAAAGAATTGTCTATCTTCGGGGCTCAAGGTAAACGTACTAAAAGGGACGAAGGTATCTTTAAAATGATGATGCCTCTCCAGAAGGATATGTCGAAGAGTGATAGAGGTACACGCACTACAACTAAAGGTGGTGTGATAACTTGGACACCTTCCAAAATAGAAGCTGAACGCTTACTAGAGTTAAAGAAAGTCCCTGAGTTTGATCCCCAAGCTCCTGTAGGTTATAATGTTGATCAAGTTTATAACTCTATTGATAGGCTGAACGATAGAGTTATTGAGAACATTTACGCAGAGGGTAACCCTCCTATCAATAAGAACCTTGTTGTTGATATCTTGGATTCTAACGTAGAATCAATGGTTGCTTCTAACGGGTGGAAAGCTATAAACGGTGCTGAAAGTCAAGTAACCTCTCTAATGGATCACCTCAAGGATTTAATACTAGCATCTGATGGTACTACTGCGGGTCTACTTCAAGTACGTAAGGATTTTGATACCTTTATTAAGGATTGGAAACCTGCTGACATTGAAGGTGGTCTTGTTAACTCTCGTTCAAAGATAGTGAAGCTAGCTAGGGGTGTATTAAACAAGGAAGTAGCAGCCATGATACCCGATAGGGCTTCACAGGGCTTATTAACACGCCAGAGTAGATTATACCAGAACCTCGACGTATTAGTACCTAAGGCTGATATTGAAATATTAGGCGTACTTGGTAAAATACAACACTATGTTCGTGATAAGACAGGTATAACAGTACCTAAGACACCCGCGAGTATAGCAGGTAACGCTTTATTAGCCTCTAGTTTCTTAGCACAGCCATGGTTTCCTGCTATAGCTACGGGATTGGCCTTAGGCGGTGCAGGGTCTGTGGCTTTTAACACACTAAGATCACCTTCCATGCGTAGTTACGTAGGGGCTTCCCTCACAGCACTGAGTAAAGTAATGGCAAAAACGACTGATCCTATTAAGCTTAATCTCTACAAAGCAGACAGAGCAGTACTTGTGCATTATTTATCTAAGAATACACTAACCTCTACAGAAGAAGAGGTGAGTAATGAGCCTCTTTAATGAACTTACGGAGTGGGCGGGAAAACGTTTCACCGAAGAATCTAGACCACCTAGGCAAATCTTACCACCGCGTACAAGAGCCCGTTAAATCTTAAGCACAAAAAAGGCCCCTTGGTTCACACCTTGGGGCCTTTTGTTTGTCTACTATATCTCGCAAGCACCTCCAGTACAAGCCAGAGTCTGTGCTCCTTCTGTCAAGTCACTTGCTTCAACAATATCCCAGTTCACCTCAGTAGGTGTAACCTTAAGCATAGCCTCATAGGTAGCCTTATCAATCTCTTCATAAGGTGCCTGTTGATATGTATGCTCACTGAAAGGTAAGAAGCTCAACCCTGAGGCTTCATCAAAGTTGTTAAATAGCCAGTTACCAATCTCAAGGAAATCATTATCCTTATAGTAAACCGTAATGGATGGTTTATGTTCGCACCAATGACGTTGATACATATCCCAAAGGTGCAACTGTTCCATGCCAGACTGTCTAGAAGCTATTGTAGAGCCCTTAGGAGCCTTTTGAGGGAAACTGAATACCTTAGTACTGCTTGAGGTCACATCGTCCTCTACAGGGACTCCTGCGGCCTCTAAGACTGTACATAGGGGATCACGACTGTCAGCACGAACCCTGCGAATATAATAGTCAGCAAACCGACCATGGATTCCACTGGCGCTGTTGACCAATTGTGAGACTGTACCTGACGGCTTAACGCACGTAATGGCTGTAGACTGATTGATACCCAATCTTTTGGCCCAATCCTTATTAACTCTAACTGCTTCATTCTTAAGTTCCTCAAGCTCTCCAGCTAACTTTGGCCCTACTGTAGCCATTCGTTTATTATCAAGTATACCTGTAAGGCTCACACCCAACAAAGCTTCTTCTGCGGTATTATCCTGCCACTTCTTACGTAGGTAGCGGAAGTCAGTCAACGTAGCCTGTAGCGTCCCTAGGATAGATGCTAGACGTACCTTGCTCTTAAGGGTATCAAAGGTATCATCATGACGTACAACTACTTCGCTGAGATTACAAAATTGTTGTGGGCGTAAGATGATCTCCGAACACGGATTCGTCCCAAAGTCGTGCTCAGCATCCCTACGTCCATTCTTAGCTGCTTGGTTTTGACTAGCTACTCGACTAAAGAACCCACGCTCACCGCTACGAGATTCATACAAGCTACTCCACTCACTCATAAAGGCTTCAAAGTCAGGCTTTTCAGTATAACAAGCTGAGTTATTAGCCAATCCCCGTTGTGGTTCAGTTTCCCACCAGTTACCATGCTTACTACGGCGAATACGATCATCCGTTAAGTTACTTAAGCTAATCAAGGCAGACCTACGTACACCACCAACGACTACAATCTGTGCTATCTTACAACATAGGTCATGAGCCTCAATACTACTCAACTTACGGCCCTTAGCTCCCTTGAATAAGCTTACTGCAAACTTAAACAAATCAACTAAAGGCTCTGGTCCTGACGCACGACCACCAAAGGTATTCAAAGGCTCACCCGCTGCTCGTACCTTACTAACGTCCCATGTAGGTACTTGGCCTGAGTACAGCAGACTGATCAGCTCACGGAAGCTCTTAGCCCACCCAATCTTACTATCGGCTACGTGGATACAGGTGTCAGTAGGGTGCATATCTTCAGCAACCTCAGGCAACTTAGCTACGTACTGTCGTTCAACTGAGAAACCAGCGCCAGTACCACACATGAGAATATACATCATCTCGTCAAAGGCGCGGGGGTGATCAATAGCCATGTAGCTACAATTGAACCCTGCTACATTGTCACGGTCTAGAGCCTCACCAGCGGTCATTAATGCTCTCATAGAGGGCATCACTTCTTTGTCATAGATAGCAGTGTATAGCTCGTCATATGTACTGTCATCCAGCTTACCTTGTCCTTTAAAGTAGTCTAGGTAACGGGAAACTGTCTCGCCCCATGTCTCTCTACGTTGTTCTTGAGGCAGGTATCGAGCATAACGTGATTTGTGAATGTAATCTTCATATACGCTACTAACGTTAGTTGGTGCATTCATTACAGGTCTACTCCGTTTTCCATCTTCCAATCTAAATAAGCATCCATGAACATAAGGTCTTTCATTACAACTTCAATAGAAATCAAGGTATACATTACGTCCTGTGCCTCTTGAGCACCTAAGTACGGGTCAGCATCATGAGCCTTAAGTTCTTCTTTAAGATCATGGTGTAGTCCATCTAAGTACGTTACGGTGATCTGTTCCATTTGACAATCTTTCAATTTAAGGTTCATCATAATATGTTACTTCCTCGTTATCATTAACTAGTTTCTTAGAATGCCTGTGCATCTTGTTTCCTTTACAGTAGTCACAACTTCCGTGGTTCCTACAGTTACTTGATACTGCCTTAGCTCCTGTCTTGGCTTTTCTCTTTGTTCTGCTCATTTTCATTCTCCTACACTTTAGATCACTTTAAGGATTCACTAACGCCGCAAAAGATATGGGGAATAGCGGTCTAATCACCTTATCAACCACCTTGGCTAACTCCTGAATCTCTACCTGAGCATGAGGGTCAGTACGTTGCTTGACCATACGAGCAAAGGCTGCAAGTGAGCCAGTGACGTAGTAGCTTGTGTACATCGACTGTGGTAAGACCATACGGGCTTGTTCGGGTGCTACTCCCCTATTTAGAAGGTTGGTATAAGCGACTAAACACTCACGCATTTGGCCTTCATAATGACGTTTAATCTGTGCATTATCTTCTTCACTAACACTACTACCGCTACCCTGCTTGACGCTACCCTCTGGCCGACTACGCCACACCTCTGGCATATAGAACTCAGGGGTATCATCAACATACCTACGACTCACTTCGTTACGTGTGAAGCCTACGATATGTTTAAACTCCTGTCGAGCTACAAAGATAGGCACTGTATAGCGCATGGTGATCTGAGGGTGACTAAATGGTGTCCAGTGACCATGAGATGCTAGGTACTTGATTAGTTTTGTGTCACTGTAACTAACCTCTGCGCTCTCCTTATCAAATGATACTCTTGCTGCATTCACTACAGTCAGGTCGTCACCCATATGACTTATGTATTCAGCCTTCATTTAGTCCTCCCAGACAGTACCGCGTTGATATAGTTGAATAGCTGTGTTAAGGTCACAGTCAAAACCCTCCATAATCATTTTAAAGTGGTTCATGAATAACATGAGGACTCTCCCACGCGCCTTTAAAGATATCAGTGTAAGCACTATCCGCTTTAGTGGCTCCCATTAGAGCACCTACAACCTCCCCATCAATATCATAACGTACCAACAAGGGAACACCTCGGAATCCTAGCTTAATAACCTCCTCACGATTCGCAGGTACATTAACGTTAGCCTCTTCATATTTGTAGCTACTAATACCTAGACCTTCTAAACGTCCCTTGAGTGTGACACACGCTGGACAGTTTGAACCTGTATATAATTTAACTATCATGCTTGTAATCCTCTTGGTAAACACCTGTTCTAATCATCTCAGCTAACTCAATAGCTCTACCACCTACCTGTTGAGCCCAACGGCTATCTAAGAACTCAATAGCTGCCAGTTCATAGTTATGTGTCATCAGAGCATTCAAGGCCTTTTGAAACTTAAGGAACCGTGGTAAACCTAAGTTAAAGCATATGTCAACCAAAGCATCAAAACGGTCAGGGTTTAGGTTAGAAACCCAAGGTAAGCTCTTTAGAAGCTCATTCTCTACCCTGTCAATGTCATTATGCAGTAGGTAATCAATCTCCTTCTCAGAGAGCCCTAGGCCGTCTGCAGCGTCTATATTACGCCCTACACCTATGGTCGTCTTACCTACCGTGTCTACATACGCATGAGTCTCAACACCCTCATGCTTCTTAAGCATCTCTATTAGCTGCATTATCGGTTCCCCTCGTGTAAGTCTTCAAATTCTATAAGTAGGTCAATATAGTGTTTAGCTTTAAGTAGATCCTCTAGGCCATTCTTGCTTCGCCAGCGGGATACATACTTAATCACATTGGCCTCACAGTAAGGCATATTGTTGCTTACAATAAACTCTATAGGTTGAATGCCCAGTGTATTGTAATGCTCACCGCCTACTTGTATGTCCAAGGCATTATTCGTCATCTTCAAATAGCTCCATGTTCTTCATGAATAAATCCTCAAAGCGGTCAAGTAACTGTTCACTGTCAATCTTCATAAGCTCACACAGTAAGTCAACATCAAACTCTTTGAGTACTTTCTCTTTTAATTCTTCAAAGGTGCTAGACATTTCAAATGCTCCAGTAACTTATCTACGGTACGTAAGGTGAAGTGAGCTAAACCTTCTTTCTCACACCACTGCCCTAATGTCATCTTAGAACCTTTACGTAACTTCTTAGTTGAATCAGAGAACAGGAAGATCAATGGTCGATCAATCTCGTCCCTAATAGCTTTATACTTCTGTGTATCACCAACCCTAAAGAATCCTTTACATTCTATCATGGCACCTGTACGTTCACATATGAAGTCAGGTATGTATTTCTTATTTATAATGTAAGGTATCCTGTAAGGCTCATACTGGAATCCCGTAGTGCCTACAGCGTCACTAAAAGCACTCTCTAGGCCTGACCTAAACTTTTGCTCTTTAAGCATCTAAAGTATCCTCTATCGTTAGTCTCTTAAAGCCGTCCCAAGTACGCCTCATGTACAATAAGTTCCAACACACCTCAAGTCGATCATGCCAATCATCAGGGTGAGCCTTTTGCCATGCCTCCTGTACTTTAGCCAGCATATCAGCCTTAGCAACATCAGCCAGTAGCTTCTCTGCTTTCTTAGGCCCAATACCCTTAAGACCTTGTATGTTGTCCGTAGAATCACCCGTAAGCATCTGTATGCACATCCTGTACCAACCTTCCTCTGCATCAATGTAGTACAAAGTTTCTTTGGTGAAGTTATAATGCCAGCCTTCCACCATGTCAATGTCTTTGTCTATATGTGCTATGACATAGTTTACACCAGCGTCTAAAGCCTCCTGCGCCCATATAGATACTACATCGTCTGCTTCACAGTTATCACTAGCGAAGTGCCCTAGGCCATAAGCATACTCATTAAGTTCTTTACGCCTCTCTGTCAACGCAGGATTAGGGTCTTCCTCTTGTTCTTTAACTTTACGTTGGCCTTTGTAATCCTCTGCTATAGCATAGCGGAAGTTACCTACGCCCTTTAGTGCTACCTTAGTCACTGTGCTGCAGGTGTTCCACTCAATATCCTCTATGGCTTTATCGTAGTATTCCTTGGCTGTGCTTAAGTCTATATCAGTCTTAAGTGCGATACGATATATCAAACTATCAGCATCAACAAAACAGATGTCAAATGGCTTTCCTTTATTATGTTTCATATGTTACCTTCTATACAACTTACTGCTGTCTCTAAGTCTACTTTAAACCACTCATTCTTCCTGTCTTTACTTAAGACCTCAAGTGCCTTGTGCGCCTCTACCTCTGCTGTGTGTCTGTTATCCTTAGTGACACTATGATGTAACTCATAAGCTCTAAATGGGTCACTTGTCTGGTAACCCTTAAGACGATCTGTAGCATCAACAGCTTTACCTATCTTAACCCACTCAGGCCACGCCTTGTTAGTGACAATGTACACATCACCTTTGGTTGAGGAAGCGTAATTAGTAAAGGAACTAAAGGCTGCGTCATTAAATGTCCTATAGGTTCCGGCTTTCCACATGGGATGGTTTTTAGGTACGTACTTACCGTTGACAAACATACGTTGAGGGTTATTCCTAGGATTATTTCTTGCGTTATTCCTAGGATTATACTTTGCGTTACTGATTTGTTTTTTTGTTAATTCCATTGCTGCATTCATAACTCCCCCTAATGGGTCTCAGCCCAACTATCTCCTACGTTAAAATCACCAGCCAGTGGGCATTTAAGCTTAAAGGCAAGCCCTGCGGCCTCAATACAACTGCAGGCTAACTGTCCGAAACGTTCTGCTTGATCCGCTCGTACCTCCACCTGAAATTCATCATGGATATTACCTACAAACTTATAGTCTATACCCCATAGTATAGCATATTCATCAAGAATAATCAAGGCTTGTTTCATAACTAATGCCCCTGCTGACTGTAAAAGTGTATTTAAAGCCGAGTGCTCTGATCTAACAAATACTTTTCTTTTATCCAAGCCCCTGAGGTAACCTTTTCCTGCTGCTATTGATACATTTTCCTTAAGTATCGCCAGTGCTGGTGTACCCTTAAGGAACTTAGCCTTAAGCTTCCGTCCCATGTTCCTACCGCCACCAGCAATAGAGCCTATTTTCTCGTCACCTGCGCCGTACAAATAAGCGTATATGAAAGTCTTTGCTAAATTACGATTTGCTAATCCAGCAGCTTTCTGGTTAGCCGTATGAATATCACCCTCCAGTATCTCTTTCGTGTACTCAGGATCATTCATGAAGTGGGCTAACATTCGCAATTCTAAACCAGAAGCGTCGATACCTACAAGCTTATAATCCTCTGGTACAATCCAGCAAGCCCTGCACTCAGGACCATATAGACTACTGGAGGAAGGCACCTGAGCACAATTAGGCTTACTGTGTGTCATACGTCCAGTAACCGCACCATTAGTGTTAACGTACCCATGTACCCTCCCAGTGTCTTCGTCAACAGCCTCTAGCCAACTTCGTACCTGAGCTATGCGCTTCTGTACCAGTAGGTAGGATGCTATCAGTTCAGCCTCAGGGATACCTTTAACGTCCTTGAGTACGTCCTCAGACACAATGGCCTGTCCTGTTTCTGTAAATACTTTAGGCTTCCACCCAAAGTGTTGTAGGTATCTCCCTATCTGCCTCCTAGAGCCTAGGTTGAACACTGGCCAATCAATACGACTGAAGGGGCCACCGACTGTTGTCCAGCGTTCACCTAGAAACTTTAAACCTACTACACTTATCGTACCATCTTTTTTAACTTTTGGTGTAACTTCTTTGATAAATGTTGGCAGCGGTATGAATACTTTTTGTACGTTTTCTTCAAGATCATATTGTTTTTCCTTTAGTTCTGCTACTAGGTCACGGGCCTTAGGTTCATCTAAGAGCCACCCGTTCCTGATTTGCTTTTGGATGATATGCTGTACTTTATGCTCAAGAAGTAAGCTTTCGCTTCCAAAATCAGCAAGCTCATATAGCAATCGTTCGTATACTTGTTCATTAACATCAACGTCTTGCTTACAGTATACCACCATCTCTGGAGTAAGCTGTGACCAATCCGAATAAGTACCTTTTGCATTCCCTAATACTCCTCCCCAGTAATCTAGGCTGTGTGCTTCTCTTTGTGGGTTGGCTAATCTGGATAGTACCAGAGTATCTGTGACCTTACAATGGTCAAACGTAGTACCCAGTAGCCTCTCACACACTGGTATATCATAACCAATGATGTTGTGCCCTATCACCTCCTCAGCTTTGCTTATGTATTCATTAAAAGTATCAAATGGTTTATAAAAAGTCTTGACTTCTTGAGTATCAATATCCTTAGTAACGATAACCCAAACTACTGTAGGCTTAAGGCCGTCTGTTTCTATGTCGAATATCAATCTCATGTTACTTGCTCCTATTATCTATAAAATATATGTGTACCTATCTGTACCGTGGTCGTCATATGGTCTGCCCAATATGGGTGTACATATGACGCATGGTAATGTGTGGCACCTTCTGTAATGTCTATTACCGTAGAGGCTAATATGTACTGGGCCAGTATGGTAGCCTCCAGCATAGCCTTACCATTTTGTGGGTTGTCAGGTTTACCGTCACAGTACCAACTATATTGACATTGGTTACGTATGGGGTTTACCTGATCCCACCCTCGGTACTTGGCCTGATGTACTACCTCACAAACTGTATTGGGATACCTCTTGTCCCTCACACGATTAATAACGCTCTGCCCTACTGCGTACTGGCCTGCTAAAGGCTCACCTCTGGCCTCGTGGTAGAGGTTCATAGCCATGCATAAGACCGCTGCACTTATCATTTCTCAGTCTCCAGTCTTTCGTTTAATGTAAGCCACGCAAGTGCTGCTGTCTGTGGTACTACTCCGTTCCCCAGCATCCTAAGTCTGTCCACCCTGTCGGCACACCCATCAACCACTCTACCCACTCTGGGTTCAGGTAGCCACTGCTGTGAGGTAAACCCTCCCTCTTCATGGCCTCCGCTGTCAACGTGGGCGTATTCCTTGTCCATTCCGTTGGATATCCTCCTTCCCCTCCCATATGTGCCGTTGGTGTAGGCCAATATGAATACTCGTTTTCTTTGATGCTCTGCGAATACTTCACGCGCTGAGAATAACCCCCACGTTGCTCCATAACCATCCTCTTCCATGTCACTGATGACGCTGGAGAGTCCAAGCGATATGTGTCCTTCAACATTCTCAAAGAAGCATTTTCTTGGTCTGATAGCTTGCATATGTTTTCTAATGTAAGGCCACAAGTGTCGTGGGTCATCCTTTCCTTTACGCTTACCACTTGAGCTAAAGGGTTGACAGGGATAACCCCCAGTGATAAGGCTAACCTTGTCTCGAAACAAGTGTGATGGGAAGGTTTTAAGATTCGTGTAAATAGGTGCTGGTTCCAATTGCCCGCTTTCCATTTTCGATAGTAAGTTTGCAATCGCAAAGGCTTCGATTTCCACATAAGCGATAACTCGATGTTTAAATCCTGTAAGATCAAGTCCTCTTTCGATTCCACCATACCCGCTGCAAAAGCTAATGACAGTGGGTAGTTCTTCGGTAATAGCCACATTAAAAGTCCTCTATATCATTAGCCTTCTTAATTTCAGGTGCCTGAGTAGCTACTAAACGGCTGGTGTTGTTCTCATAATAGAGCCAGCCAGCTACCCCTGTACGTCCTGTACGTCTACACTTAACTAGTTGCACCTGAGTACAGTTACGTGCGTAATCATCGTCAGACATCTTATCACGACTAAGTAGGATAGTGTTGAAGGCTATTTGGTTGATTGAACCTGAGCCTTTCAAATCATACTCACCTACGTCATGTGCATTCTTAGCATTAGGCTTACGCATATGACTAACAATGATAATACTTACTCCAGTATTCTTTGCAAGCTTTAGACATTTATCCATAAAGCCATCAATGACACCATTGTCATTAGAAGTCACGGCTGCCTGTAGCGGATCTAAGATAATTATATCACAGTCTAAGCCTTTAACCAAGTACTGCATCTTAGCGAATAGTTCATCAGCTTCTAGAGCGCCTTGGTGATCCAAGATATGTAGTTTATCACTCTGGGCCAGCTCGTTGTACTTCTCATGGTACAGATTGTAATCCCTGTCCTTCTGTTCTATGTCGCTTATATTGGTTCCCATATAGACAGATAGAAGCTTCTCCACTGTCTCACCTACGTCAGCCTCTAAGAACACACAACCTATTTTCTTAGAGCTCTCCACGTACATACCGTGTACTAGGTTGTACACCATAGTAGACTTACCAATACTTGTCAAGGCACCAATGACTGTCACCTCTCCCGCTGCAATACCCCCATTCATCATGGCATTTAGTGAACCAAAACTAGCAGGTAGCGGTGTCACCTCTTCTGTACCACGCTTTAGAAACTTATCCCATACTGACTCATCACCTAAACTTACCACACCCTCAGGTTTGAATGCCTTAGCATCCCACCAGCATCGGGTAAACTCTCGTACCTTATTGGCCTTGAGCATATCACCAGCGTCTTTTAGAGGCAGAGTGCATACCTTAGCCTTACGAGGGCTAAAGAGCGGTAGAACAGCTTCTGAGGCCTTTACACCAGCTTCGTCTGTATCAAAGCATATGATAACATTATCAAACGTTTCTAGATACTCAAGCGAGGCTTTAATGTCCTTGGCTGCTGCCGCTGCTCCTGACCTGATAGACACTGCTGGCCATTTACCGTCAAACATCTCGTTAACAGCCATGGCGTCTATCTCGCCTTCTGTTATGGTTATGTATTTACCTCCCTCCGCAAATATCTGTTGACCAAATAGTCCTGCTTGTGTTAGGTCTCCCGTACTGTAGAATTGTTTATCTTTGACGCCTCGCACCTTAGTACCTACGACTTTAGTTCTATCCTCTAGACTATGGTATGGGTAGTGGTGTTTATTAATCACCCCTGAGGCGTCATATTCTACTGTTACGCCATATCGTTTACATACGTCCATGGATATACGTCTATCCTGTAGGGCTGCTATTGTGCCTGTCATTTCCAGTGGCCTCGCTCTTATGTTGGTTGCTGTTGCTGTTGTACCATCACCGTGTATATAGTGCTGGCATTTGAAACATACTGCATGGTTATCCGAATACCTCGCTAAGGCATCACTGGAGCCGCACGAGGGGCATGGTTCATGCTTAACAAATGTACTTTCTACTTGTATCATGCTCTGTGAGCTCCTGTGGTGCGTTCTAAGGGGTTTTAAGGGCCTACCTATAGTAAGCCCTAGGGTTAGCCTCTAGAAGTCGTCATCAGACTGATTAGCTAGCTCAAGTACTCGGATCTTATCCAGATAAGGCGTAATACCATGCACTGGGTGCGGTTGACCTGTTGAGTACTGAATACGGATCAAAGAGCCGCGAGTAAGTCGTGCCGTTTCAGGTTCACCGTCTAAGTCTACTACATCGACTGAAAATTTGGAAGCGAATTTTCTCTGCTTATTACCTTCGTACTCGCGCAGCTTAACGCCTTGATCTTCCATCTTGGACGCCTCCGCTTCGTCTAGTGTGACAACCACTGAGTATTTACCCGTTGACTGACCTTGATACATCTCATGCTCTTCTAGATTGACAAAAGCGACTTTACCTGTAATTACTGACATAAAATTATCCTTAGCCTTAAGTGGCTATAGTGGGTTTTAGTTCTAAAGGCCCTTATGGCCCTTAGTTGTACTTAAGACACTTTAGTAGTTACTTTTAGTTATAAACTAAGAATATACTAAAAGTGTCTTGGTTACCTTAGTATTATACCAAGGTTGCTTAATCGTGTCAAGCGTTATTTGCTATCATTTCATATTTATAGTCTTCTACCTCACCTTCTAGTTTTTTCTCTAGCCACCTAGGTAGCCTCTCGTAATGCTTAAGGCCGCTCTCGGCCTCGTTGATATAATAACAATAGTAGTCATTAATAACTACCTCTGCATCTTGGTCGATATAGTAGTCAACCTCAAAGTTAATTAGCATCTCTTCTAAAGTGCCTACGCCTATCTCTAGGTCAAAAGTTGCTTGTGCCATAATTAATACCCTCTTCTAAGTCAAAATCACCCGCATCAATAACGACATTATATGCCGCCTCATTACTGATTGTCAAGCATTTACCACACAAATCTAAAAATTCTTCGGTTTCCTTTTCCTTACGGCTTAACTCATAGTCGTTTAGGATCATATTACACGCTTTGCATCTCATTGTATACCACCTTATTTAGTTAATAATGTTAATAATACTGCCACACCTGCGGCTGTTGCAGCTACTAGGCTCATAATTACCGCTGTATATACAACAGCTAAGCCTATTAGGTAAACTATATCATATAAATAGCTCATAATGCAAACCCGCTCCATTCTTCATATGTATAATAATCTAAAGGGTAGCCATATGCTAGGCCTCTGGACACAATAGGCGTATACGTGTGAATAATGTCGCCCATGACGTCTTCATTCCCTGCCAGTACCTTACCCTTAGTTACTAAATCACCCAATAGGGGAGCTAATAGACGTCTTGATGTGCCCGTTACCTTAGCAAGGCTGCCCAGTGTGATGTATGGTTCACTATAGTTCAAATCTAACAGCACGTTATATAATTCTCTCTCTGCTTCTGTGTGATTGTGCATAATTTATACCACCTTGGTTATAATATCGTCTTTTAGTGTTACTGTAGCAAAAAACTCACGGCCTATACCCGTAACGTGTGGCCTATTGGCCCCTACTATGGAGCCATTGCTTAAGTATTCAGGCCCGAATAGGCTAGTCTCTATAAAGTTTAAAGGCTGGCCGATATGTTCCCTTAAGTGCTTTTTGCTTTTGTAATTAAATATCATCATTATCTTACCCTCTAGTCTTGTGATTAAATTGTTTACCTAGGTCAATGGCGTATCCTAGTAAATCCTCTTGTACGCCCATGTTTTCGGCTGCATAAGCCAGTGTCAGGTAGTCATTAAAGAAATCAAGATATAATTCCTCAAGCACTAGTATACTGGTAGTGTCGCGTTTAAGCAAGTGGTTCATGCATAGGTTTTTTAGTTTAGTATTAGTTAACATTATTATCACCTCCAAAAGTTTTCTCTAGTGCCTTGTTCATTTCTGTTATTTCGTCCGTAGTTATTAGCTTATAAAGCCAATGACTAAACCATACCACGTATAAAATGACTATGGCAAGTAAAGTATATCCATATATATATTCATTATTCTACGCCTCCTGTGCGTTTACGTTTAACTTCACCAATGATATAAATATAGTCACTCAATGACACATTACTAGGGCTATGTGCTTTAGGTCGTGATTGACACACATTACATAATACTATGCACCTATTCTCTTTATTCTTAAACTTAGCAAAGTAGTCTAAAGCCTCCTGATACGTGGGTAACGTATGCCAGCCACTAGCATATGTAGTCTTTTGTGTGCCATCTTTAGCGTATGGCCGTACTTGAGCCTTTACCCATTGGTCCGTCGGTATGGACCTAGAGCCCTCGTTACCATGGAATAAGGTTTTATAGTGACTAGGCGAAGGGCTTAGCTCCATGATCTTGTAAGCTATTGTTTGGTCGTGTTTATTCATTATGCTACTTCTTTTAGACTAATTAGATTAGACTTAAAACGTTTAGAGCGTGAACCATGTACAGTAATAGCTATGTTTCGCTTAGTGCCATCACACAAGCCACAATCAGCGCATTGAAGGCCTTGTGCGTCTGCTAAGCATTCTAGCTCATCTTCTGCCAGTGTATCACCTTCTAAGGCCACACGAAACGTATGAGCGCCTAGCTTTTGATACTTTAATGCTTGCTTTGGTGTATCTGCTGATACCATACAGAGGCCTAGGTAACGATTATCAAAAGCCTTGTGCGTTACTTGGTGCGTGTAGCCTGTGTGGCCTTTAGCCATGGCCGCTATTGAAGCTAAGACCTCATAAGGTACAGCCGCTGGATCACCATAAGCGCCAAGGCGAAGCATACGACCTGCCAGCTTATCCGCTAGACCACTTAGATCATTTGAGTATCTACCACGCTTAAAAGCCTTGTATACTGCTAGTGGGGCTTGACCAATATTAACATAACACGCGCCGCCTACCGATTGCTTGTGAGGGCATGATCCACAAATACTACCATCTAGTTTAGCTTGGCTTATGGCTACTGGATTATCATCGGTGCGAATGATCCATACTTGCGCCATGTTGCCCGTTTTGCGGTTACTGGTCTTTAGCGTCAAGATGGCCGCGATAGGTGCGCCGTCGAGTACTGAGGGGCCTTGGTATAGTGTATAGCCTAGCGTTGCAGGTGCTTTCTTTAATGTTTGCATGGTGTACTCCATTATGGTTGGTTTAACGAATGGCCTAGTAATGGGCCATTGAGTAAAACAACTACCGCCAGTTAAAGGTTATTATCGCGAATTTCTTTCTTTAAAGTTTTTAAATCATATATTTCATCAAAAATGTATTGAAGAGTTGACGCGTCTTTAGTTAGGTCTGCTTTAGCCTTTAAAGCGTCTATCTGCATTTCTATTTTTTTACTATTCATCATGGGAAACTCCAGTTAGTTACTTGGTTTACTCTAGAGCCCTAGGGTATCTAAGGCTCTATGGTCAATCAATAATCTTCGTTAACTAAGTATTGATCATCACTATGTTTAGTTACAAACCCACGCTTAAGGGCCTCGGCTAGCAATTGTTCCTCATCTAGCTCAAAGTTAAAGGCCGGTGCAAAAGCTTGCCATAGTTGTGCTTTAGTTAATAGCTGCATGGTGTACTCCTATGGGCCCGTGGGCCCTTTGTTGTTAGTGGTTAGATTATAAGGCAAACTCGGCTAGTAATTCTGACATGTCATAAGCCATTTCCTCTTTGAAATCATCATAGCGAGATTGTAACCAGTCAGCACCATGTTCGTTGCCTGTGCGCTCAAACTCGGCCTCAAGCTTGCTAATCTGTGCCTGTGTCGCCATAACTAGGTCGCTAGACTCGTTAAACCATGCTGCTTTTACTTGTGAATATGTCATAATGTCTTGCTCCGTTAAATGATAATGATTCGCATTAGGCCCTATGGGCTGTGTTTGCGTTGTTGTTGGGTTAAGTATAAATGATACTACAGAAGTGTCAAGCGTTGTCTTTAGATCACTAAGTTATATACATATTCGATATTGATTTTACCTTGGGCTCGGATAAATAATACTTGACAACAACCAAGACAACATGATACTCGCGTATGCGCACATAATAGATAGAAGGATACATGAGTATGCAATAGTCGTGCCAATATCACAGAATCAACGTAAATACTTTGGGCATATGATGGCCTAGGTTTTACACTGGCATACGTTAGACGAGCTTCTAGACAGCTTAAGGAGCCTGTGGATAACTTATGTGACTTATGTACAGGTTATCCACAGGTTCTGGTGTGTCCTAGGGCACCCACCTAGGCTTACACTTGTCAACTTATGAAACAAATGAGCCTTGAGTAGTCACGCTTGCTTAAGTGTCTCGAGTATGCTCAAGTCCTTAGGTGTCAATAGTTTGACAGTAGGACTTAGGTGTCAATAGTTTGACACATGATAAGTTATCCACAGGCTACCTAAGGACTTGTGGATAACCTGTGGACACTTCGGTAGCCTGTGGATAACCTGTGGATAACTTAAGGACTTGAGTTATCCACAGGGCCTTGAGGACTTGTGGATAACCTGTGGACACTTCCGTGTGCCTGTGGATAACTTAATGGGGAGGGGCCGTGGAGTATTCTTGGGATAACTGTGGTAGGCACCTAAGTTTACAAAAGAGTGATTCTGCTTCTGAAGAAAACCTAAGTTTACAAAAGAGTGATTCTGCTTTAGTAAGTAACAAAAGATTACTGTAGGTTACATAAGATAACCCTATGATATACATGGGAATGATAATAGTTCTCATTAACATCACAAGGGTATTCATGGGGCTTATGGACATGACCTTAAGTATACTGAAGAAACTGTAGAAACTACTTGACTTTCAGGCTCAGATGTGGTATAATATACCTATAGTATGCTTTAGCAGCTTAACGCGGCCCTAAGGCACTTACAGTTTATTCTTTTAGTATAAACATAAAGTAACTACTTTAGACACTTTAGTAGTTACTTTTAGTTATAATTAAAGAATAAACATAAAGACACTTAAGTATACTTAAGGCGACACCTATGTCTCTTAACAGAGATTGTCAGTCTTAAGTAACCCCACCCCCCCGTAGCAATCTCAACACAGAGGCAATTGCATAGATATGTCAGAACAAGAAGAACCTAAAGAACCTAAGCTTACCAAGTCAGGCAGGGTTGACCGTAGAACAGTACCTAAGAAGCGTACAGGTAGGCCACCTAAGGCGGCTCTTAAGAAGCCTAAGGGTATTATTGGTCGTCCTAAAGGTGATGCTGCTATCATCAACGAGTACAAAGCTAGGATGCTTGCGTCCCCTAAGTCAGCCAAAGTACTTGAGGCTATCTTTAATGCTGCCTTGAACGATGATCATAAGAACCAAGCATCAGCATGGAAACTTGTCATGGACCGTGTAGCCCCTGTAGCAGCCTTTGAGAAGGATATCACCAAAGGTAGTGCTAAGTCAGCTATACAGATTAATATCACTGGTGTAGGTCAGACAGAGGTCTCCAATGAAGACATAAGTGATGCGGAGTACACTGTCGTATGAGTGATCTACAGATTGAACTTCTGGATTGGCAAAAGAAAGTATGGGCAGACCCTACACGCTTCAGGGTAGTGGCTGCAGGAAGACGTTGTGGTAAGTCACGACTAGCTGCATGGCTTCTAATTGTCAATGCCCTTCAAGCTGATAAACCAAACTCCCATGTATTCTATGTTGCACCTACCCAAGGGCAGGCCAGAGACATCATGTGGGGCCTATTGATAGAATTAGGTCACCCAGTAATACGCAGCTCCCATATCAACAACATGCAAATCACCCTGATCAATGGTGCAACTATCTCACTTAAAGGTGCTGATAGACCCGATACGATGCGTGGTGTTAGCCTTAAGTTTCTATGTCTAGACGAATATGCAGATATGAAACCAGAGGTATTTGAGGAGATCCTACGACCAGCCCTAGCTGACCAAAAGGGTTCCTGTCTCTTCATAGGTACACCCAAGGGACGTAATCACTTCTATGACTTATACAAGTATGCAGAGCTATCTGAGGATGACCCTACGTTCTCTGCATGGCATTTCACCTCCTACGACAATGAAACCTTAGATCCTGAAGAGATCAACATTGCTAAAAAGAGTATGTCAACCCACGCCTTCCAACAAGAGTTCATGGCTTCTTTCAAGAACCAAGGCTCTGAGATGTTTAAAGAAGAGTGGTTACAGACGGGCACAAAACCTACTGGTGATGGTGATTATTATATTGCTATTGACCTCGCTGGTTTCCAAGATGTTTCTAAGAAGAAAGGAAACACAAGCCGACTAGACAACACCTCTATGGCTGTAGTTTATGTCAATGAAGATGGCTGGTTTGTTGAGAATATCATATATGGGCGTTGGACTCTTGACGAGACAGCACGTAAGATATTCCAAGCTGTAAAGGATTACAGACCACTCTCTGTAGGTATAGAGAAAGGTATTGCCAAACAAGCTGTAATGTCACCCCTCATGGACATGATGAAACGTCAGTCCTTCTTCTTCAGGGTGGAGGAACTTACACACGGTAACCAGAAGAAGACTGATAGGATAATGTGGGCACTTCAAGGACGCTTTGAGCATGGTCTAATAACCATCAACAAGAAGTCTAAAGAATGGCACTCACGCTTCTGTGATGAATTATTCCAGTTCCCAGACCCCTTAACACATGATGACTTAATAGACTCGCTGGCTTATATAGACCAGTTAGCCAAGGTAGCCTATATAGGTAACTTTGAAGAACATGACGAATTTGAAACCATAGACTTAATCAGTGGATACTAAACATGCAACTAAATGACCATAACGAGAGTACAGACCCTATTATTATCGAACAGTCCCTCATAGACTTCGTTATGACCAAGGTGAACGATTGGGGTGATTACTACGAGAATAACTATGCCAAGAAGCATGAAGAGTATTATCGCCTCTGGCGGGGTATTTGGAATGCCTCAGATGCTACACGTAAGGCAGAGAGATCACAGATCATTGCCCCTGCCCTTCAGCAAGCCGTAGAGTCTAACGTAGCTGAGATTGAAGAGGCTACCTTTGGTCGTGGTAAGTACTTTGACATTAAAGACAATCTAGGTGACTCAGAGACTGAGGACATTCAGTTCCTACGTAACAAGCTACATGAGGACTTTGAACGTACACGTATCCGCAGGGACATGAGTGAGTGCTTGATCAACGCAGCGGTCTACGGTAATGGTATTGCTGAGGTAGTTTTAGAAGAGATCAACGAGATGAAGCCTGCGACTGAGAAGGTCATGGGTGGTGCTATGGAGGCTGTGGGTGTTAATATCTCCAAGCGTACCGTGGTTCGCCTACGTCCCATCTTGCCTCAGAACTTCCGTATTGACCCAGTGGCTACCAATGTAGAGGAAGCTTTGGGCGTAGCTGTAGACGAGTTTGTGTCAGCCCATACGGTAGAGATCCTACAAGAACAAGGTGTTTATAAAGACGCTTACCTAGGTAATGCCTCAGAAGATTTCAACCTAGAGCCTGACAGTGAGCTCACAGTTACTCAAGATGATAAGGTACGGCTTACCAAGTATTATGGTCTAGTCCCTACACATCTCCTTGAACAAGAACTTGATTATGATCTTGATGAAGACGAGAAGGAAGGTTACTACACAGAAGCTGTAGTTATCATTGGTAACGAAGGTATCATGCTTAAAGCTGAACCTAGTCCTTACATGATGAAAGACCGTCCTATCGTAGCATTCCCATGGGACGTTGTACCCAGCCGCTTCTATGGTCGTGGTGTATGTGAGAAGGGATACAACAGCCAGAAGGCTCTAGATGCAGAGCTACGCGCACGTATAGACGCTCTGGCCCTTACAGTACACCCAATGCTTGCTATGGACGCTACACGTATCCCTAGAGGCACTAAGCCAGAGATTCGTGCTGGTAAGTTATTATTGACTAATGGTGATCCTAAAGAGATCATCAACCCCTTCAACTTTGGTAATGTTAGTCAGATTACGTTTGCTCAGGCTCAGGCACTACAGTCCATGGTTCAACAGTCTACAGGGGCTGTGGACTCTTCTGGTGTTGGTGGTCAAATTAACGGTGAAGCCACTGCTGCTGGCATTTCGATGTCTCTGGGCGCTATTATCAAGCGACATAAGCGCACTTTGATTAACTTCCAAGAAGCCTTCCTCATTCCATTCGTATCGAAGGCAGCTTGGCGTTATATGCAGTATGAGCCTGAGCTCTACCCAGTATCTGACTATAACTTCTTAGCTACTAGTTCTCTGGGTATTATTGCTCGTGAGTACGAAGTATCTCAGTTGGTACAGTTACTGCAGACCATGGGTAAAGATACACCTTATTATCCTATCATGCTCAAGTCTATCGTAGACAACATGAACGTGGCTAACCGTGAAGAACTTATCGGTCTTATTGATAAGGCAGCACAGCCTACACCTGAGCAGCAGAAGGCTCAAGAAGAGACTCGACAAGCTGAATTAGCTTTCCAAGCCTCTCAAACTTCCGCACTTAACTCACAAGCTGAAGAATCCAACATGAGGGCACATAAGTTACACGAGGAAGCTCTAGCAGTACCTAAAGAGACTGAGATAGCACGTATTAAGGCTATTACAACGAATATACAAGCAGGTGATAAGGACGATAAAGAGTTTGAACGCCGTATGCGGATATCGGAAAGCGTACTGAAGGAGCGTGAGGTGATTCTTAAGGAACGCAAAGAAGAACGTGACTCTAAACCTAACGAAGCTGAAAACGCCTTAATACAGCGCCTACAGGCTCCTGTACAGGGTGTACCTGTGGAGTCCACTACTCAGGAGCTATAAGAGATGATAAGTTCTGATGTTAAATTAGTTGCCATCTTTGATAATCTTGAAGCTCAGATAAAAGCCTTACGTCTTAAACATGGCAAAGATGGTGCTAGAGGCGCTGATGGTATAAGTATCAAAGGTGAGCAAGGTGATAGAGGACTTGATGGTGTAGGCCATAAAGGTGACAAAGGTGACAGGGGGTACTCAGGTACTGATGGCATCGACGGAGCTGATGGTATCTCAATCGTTGATGCTACTGTTGACTTTGATAATCATTTAGTCATTAAGTTTTCTGATGGTAATGAAGTAGATGCTGGAGAGATCCAAGGTGGCTCAGGTGGTGACCAATACTTCCGAAGCGGTAGTAAGGTTAATATAACTAATGGCGCTTCCTCTGAACATCTTCTCTACAAAAGTGAAACTATTAGTGTTGATAAAGTCTTAGATGATAATACCCTATATCTTACTGGTTCAGACTTTATTATTGAGGATGGTATTACATTAACTATACCTCAGAGCAGTGAGCTTACAGTAGAAACTTGGGCCGCACAAAGGCAATTATAGGAATTAAACATGAGTATAAAACTAAAGAGCACTAGCGGCTCAATCACTTTATCACCTGAAGATGGCTCAGGTGACATTTCCCTTACTATACCTAGGGCTGGCTTTGCGGCAGGTAATGCTGGCCCTGCAGGAGCTGATGGAGCTGATGGAGCCGATGGAACCGATGGGGCTACAGGAGCTACAGGAGCTACAGGAGCTACAGGAGCTACAGGAGCTGCAGGAGCTGCAGGAGCCGATGGAGCCGATGGAA